CAGCATCTTCTTCTTGAGAAATTAAGCCATCAAGTTCAGCTATTGTTTCTTCAACTTCTGCTTTCTTTTCCTTAGCTTCCTGTCTTTCTTCAGGAGTAGCCTTGGGATTGTCAAGGAACGTAGTGTCTACTTCTTCTTTTGAAAATAAAGATTTAGGTTTTTCCTCATCTTTGTTTTCAGGTAACATGATGTTTTCAGCACCAGGATTACCAAAGAGTTCATCAATGTTTACTTCTACTTGTTCTACCTTTGTAGAATCAAGCAACTGAGTTTCCCCGGTTGGATTGTTGGTTGTTTCCATGTTGTTGGTTTTTAATTATACTTTAATATACAAAATAAACTTGATAAATTTAAAAGAGGTTGTTACTTTTTTTGTACTATATAGCTAACTACTTCTTTTTATTTTCTGAATTTGGTTTATCAAATTTGTTTTTATTCACTCTAGCTATCTCAAGTTGCTTATCTGCTATGTCTTGTTGAGCTTGTATCTTTCTTTCTTCAATAGCCATTTTCTGTGATTGTCTCATGTTTTCACTAGACTGTTTTTCTCTTTGAAGTTGTGTTTGTTCTTGATACTGCTCAGTCTGGCGGATTTCTTTCATAGCATCTGCATAATCAGATTGTTCATTCTTATTTAAATCAGCCATAGAACCATAACCAGCAGCTCTGATTTCAGCAACTAAGATATCTCTTTGTCTATCTTTTTCTTTCTCAGCAGCTTGAGCATCAATTTTCATTTTTTCAATCTCTTGTTGTGATTGAGATTGTTGCTCTTGCATTTGCTGTTGTTGTTGCATTTCTTGTTCTTTCATCTGAGTTTGTTTTTGTTCAGATGATTTAAGTGCATTATTAAGTTCAGCAATAGAATCAGATTGAACAACTTTACCAAGATCATAAATACTAGCACCTGTAGTATTATTCTGCATTGCCATTTGTTTTAACTGTTCTAGAATTGCTCTATGATTTGCTGTTGTACTACAGAAGATATTAAGATCTCTAAGTAATAAGTCAGTACCATTAATCTGAAAATTAACTTTATCATCTGCTCCAGTGATATAACTTAGTCTGCTTGATGGTTTTGTAGAATGGTAATACTGGGCTAAGTCAGTACGCATCTGGTGTACTCTAGGCATTAAGTAATCACAGTGTTGAATGAAGAATACTTCTGTTTGAGCATAAGAAGCAGCTGTTGCTTGCTCTACTCCGGTAGCTGTCATTTGAGATAACTGCTGTCCCATTCTTTGAGGGTTTACCCCTATAACTTCATAAGCTTGTTGCTTAAAGTGATTAGCCAACTGAATCCTAGACATCAACCTTTCTGTCTGAGATAGATCTAGTTTTTGGAAATGCTGGAAGTTTAATGAATTCTCCGTATTTGTAATAGATGTATCTAGAGGAAGCATCTGGAAATTCTTCATAGCAACATATGCTTTTGCCAAGTTTCCTTTACCCCAATCTTCTCCTAGTGAATGTCGTGGAAGAGTGTTCTGATCTAACATAATGATAGTACCTAGTTCATCAACTAAGATGTCTGCAATCTGATTGTTAACTATATTGTAACCAATCTGATATGGCTTCATTAAGTCAAGTAATGCAGTTGACTTGGTATTTCTATCTGAGAACACAGCACCTTCCACCGGTAACTTACAGCCGTATAAGCTATTATCTCCTTTAAACTGAAATTTTAATCTTCCAATATGATTTTTATCTATACCTATGTATATAGGTGAAAACCCACCAGGATTATTCATACCCCAAAAAGATGGGATATTAGGGCCAATTTTTACACCACCCCAAACTTCATTAATCCAAATCCAATCAATATGCTCACCAAAGATTAAGTTATCTTTAGTTTTGTTTTTCATTAATCTAGTATCATAAACAGGCTTATCATCTATTTTATAGTCTTCAGTAACTATTTCATTTATAACTTCACCATTGTCTGATATTTTAGTTAGGTGTCCTATTTTACGTTGAGACTTCCAATAACCTGTAGTTACTCTTAGTAAGTATGCAGTACCTTGATCAAAGTAATCTTCACCCTCAGACATAATCTGAGCAATAATATCACCACCATCTAAAACTGATCCAGAACGCATTGTAGTGTACTGTCTGTATGCTAATGATGGCATATTAACATTCCACTCATGACTTTTGGTTCCATCATAGTATGTACCATCATTTTGATAACCACCAATTATATAACCTGCTGAACGGATAGGATATACATTTTCTAATGCTTCTAGTTGTTCTTCTGTCATTATATAACCATAGCGGTCAATAACATCAGCAACTGTCAGCATATCTATTTTACCTACCCAGTTAGCTTGTGATATATATCTAGCGTCCGGTGACTTATGATAGAATGTAATAGGTGGATTCCACAACTCTACTTCATAGTCATCTTCCATCATACGGAAATGCCAGAACTCTCTATCTGTAATAAGCATGTCACGGAAACCTCTTTCCTCAAGCTCATCCATATTAAATCTTTCTACATCTACTTTATGTTGATGAGCTGCCCACTGTTCTGCCATAGATCTGTAATCTTTCTTAAAGAATGACTCAATCTCTGGTAATGATTTTAATGCATCTGGGGCAAGTTGTTGTTGTGCTTCTTCTGATTCAGGATCTAAACCTTGTTCCATTAAAGCTGCAGAAATTTTAACTTGAGCATCTGCCAAAAGAACTTCTTCTACAGCAGCTCTTTTTTGCTCTATCATTTCATTGTATGAAAACTCATCAACTGCTCTATATGTTAGTTTAGTACTTCTCTTTGCAAATTCAGCTACTAGAACATTAATAACATTTGGAATGATTGGATAGAACTTAAGTTCTAATGCTGAAGCATCTTCTTTAGTTAATACTTCTACTATATCTCTGTACTCATTATCTTCTTCAACAATATAATCTGTTCTGTCTATAATACCTTTTGCTAACTTATAGTTTTTCATAAGTCTGCGGGCATTTCTGCGGATTTGTTTCAAACCATTCCACTCTAACCAGTCAAGATTCCAGGCAGCCCACTCATCATCTTTAGATTCTTTACTTAAAAACTGAAGCGGTTGAGTAATACTACCCATCCTATTATGTGATGTCTTTACACCTTTCTTAGCTTGTAATGCGTTTATTATTTGCATATCACTTATTTAAGATTCTTAAATGGAGATCTTTTAGTCCCCTGTCCTCCAGAATAAAAAGATTTACCCATATGCCGGAACGGACTACTCTTTAATTTAAACAAATTTTCTGACTTTTGCAAGTTTTTAGCTGCATCATCCATGATTGTTCTTCTTGTATATCCTCTATTTGATTGCTGTATTCTCATAAATGCAACAAGTGCACAGAATGAAACAAGCCTATCCACGTTGACTCCATCCGCATATGCTCTCATTTCTTTAAGCAACATAGGGTCAGGAATTCTTTCTATACCATATTTGGTTCTTACAATAGTACCATCTGTTTTAGTTTCAACATCTAATTCTTCTTTAGTATATTCTATAGCATAGCTAAGAAGGTGGGCTTTGAATAAAGTACCAGTATTTTTCCAGCCATATTCCTGGAACACATTAGCATTAGCTCCTAGATCTTTTAAGAACATGATCTGACTCTTAGGTACTAAGTATCTTTGTTTCTTTCTAGATATCATATACTGAATAAACAATGAAATGTTATTCTCTATTACCGCCCATGCATTGTACCATTCTATAATTAGTTCCAGTCTCTGATGTGTTTTATTAATATCATCAAACCTTCCACACCATGCTGCTACAATCTTATCTGGTTCTATATAAGTTTCTGTTTCTGTACCAGTTACTTTAGTTACTTCAACCGGTGCTTTCATAACATATATAGAACATAATGATTCTGAAGTAGTTGTCTTACCTTCAGACACGGGGTCAATAGATGCATAGTACTGCCCAAATGTAGGATCTTTTACTGGTCTTTCCCATACTACCAAACAACCTGTTTTATCCTCTGTATTCGTCGGTCCCGGCCAGTCCCGGCTCGGTCGTGGGTGAGCTGCTGTACCCCGCGTGGGGCCCGTATACGCGGTTGCTCG